TGATCTGAGATACAAGAGCCATGGGAAGACACCTTACGAGTTGGAGCGTTGCTGACCACTCGAACGGGGGTCAGTGTGCCGGTAGGGGCCTACTACGCAAGGCCGAGGCGGGGTCGAATCGATGATTGATTACGTCAATCAGGCGCATGTCTAAGATACAGGATGGGGGCCGGGGTCGTCAAGCCCCCATCCGGCGAATTACGTCCAGAGGATGCGAACCCCCGCGACCGTATCGGCTGCGGTCAGCACGAAGGAGGTCTGGGTGGGGTCGAGGGAGACGGTCAACGGGTCGGTCGGGTGCAGCTTGACCCCGGTATCCCCGGTCACGCCCTTCAGCGTCACGAGGTTCGTGTTCGTGGACGGGAACACGATGGTCGCGGCGGTCGGAACCGCCACCCCGTCGCTCGGGACGGTGATAGTGTTCGCTCCGGGCGCGAGGGAGACGATCTGCACGACGCTCGGGCTGAGCACGTTGTCGGTGGCGTCGAAGGTCTGGGTGCCGACGACATCGCCCGAGTAGACGATCTGGATCTGACGGGTTGCGGTGTTTGACATGTCGGTCCTTTACTTCAAGCCAGCTGCGGCCATCGAATCCGCAATGACCTGTTCCATTGTACGCGATCCGGCGGGCGCTTTGACAGCCGCACGCGCTTCGACGGCCGCTGCGGGCCGCTCGTTCATCTCTGCGACAACCTGCTTCCGCACGGCTGTCTTGTCGGCCTTGAGCTTGGCCTGCAGCTTCGGCAGCAGGACCGCCGTACAGGCGTCTTCGAAGGACGTCCGGTTGGCGTTCATGTAGCCGATGATCTCGGAGGGCTTGCCCGCCTCAGCCTGTTCGTAATCGGCCTGAAACAGATCGCCCCAGCGTTCACGGGCGTTCTTGATCTGGGCGGCGATCTTCGGGGCCTGCTGGCGGTTGAACTCGGACGCGCGACGATCCTGCTCGATGGGCGTGAGGCGCGCTTCGAACTCCTTCTTGGCCTTCGCGTAGCCCTGTTCGGCCGTCCACGCGAGGACATCTTCGAACCCTGCCTCGTCGTAGGTCATCGAGCCGTCTGCGAGCTTGACGTTCGGCTTGGGCCGGGGGCGTCCTTCGGTCGCGGGGGCTGCGGTGCCAGTCACCTGTGGCGCGCCTGCCAGCCGAGCCTGCATGGGCTTCCACTTGGCCGGATTCGCGACCGCGAGGGCCTCGATCATGCGCTCTGGGTCGGCGTCCGCGAGCTGGTTGAAGCGTTTGTACTCGGCCTCGTAGGCTCGAAGCCTCGTAATCTCGGTATCGCGCTCTTTGATGACTCCGGCGGCAGCCTGACGCCCGCGCTCTTCGGCCTTGGCGGTCATCTTCTTCACGCGCGAGTGCGGGATGGCGTTTTCGCCCGGTTTGATCGCTAGATCGGCTTCTTCGGCCTCTCGGGTGTTCTTTTCCTCTTGAGTCTCGACCGCAGCTGCAACAGCTTCAGGCTCATCGCCGTCAGCATCCGCTGTTTCGCCCTCCGCGCCTGCAGTTTCCTCAGCAGGGACTTCGGTCGTAGAGTCGGAGACGGTTTCGGTCGTCTCGCCACTGTCGGATGTCTCGGTGAGGCCCGCATCGGCCATGGAGGACTCGATGGCGGCTGTGATTGGGTCGGACACGGTTGATTCTGACATGTTCTGCTCCTGTAACGTCGGAAGTTTACGATCCCTCAGTGAACCTACTTCATCTCGTAGAGAAACGCGCGAATGATCTCCGGGGTGATGCCGCACGCGAACCCATCGCTACCCCTCGACACGATGGACACGATGTCGCCGTTGATGTCGAACACTGGACCGCCGCTCATGCCCCCGACGTCCTCTCGGTCGTGGATCATGCAGCCCACGAACTGCTCCTGAATCTTCGCATTCAGCAGCTCGACCTCCGAGTGATGCCAGATCAGGAACTGGCCCCAGCCGTAGCCGACGCTCGTCACCTCGTCCCCGACCATCGGCGTGATTTCCGCGATGTGGAGGGGCCGCTTGGCCGTCTCGACCTCGTAGAACGCGATGTCGTAGTAGGGGTTACCTGCGAGGATCTTGACCGGCTTGCCGTCCGCAGCCGACGTGAGGTCCGAGCAATGGAACGCCGTCAGAAAGCGGTTCTTCGCGATGACGAACCCGCTACAAACCCCGCCGCCAGCGGGGCTCGTCAGATGCAGCGTACTGGCCTTCACGCGCTCAAGCAGCCGATGCTGCCACCAATCCGAGCCCTTCACGCCGATCAGCCCGACGAGCGTCAGGCAGATCAGTCCAACGGCCGCGATTACGTGCTCGAATCCGAGATCAGCTTGCTTTCGTGTGCGTGCCATGCGGCTACCCGCTCTGCTTCTGCCTTGGGATCCAGACCCTGTGGGAGGCCGACCCACCGAGTCGTGTGCGGGGATTTGTCCGAGCCGCGCATCGGGATGTGTTCTACGACGTTTGTCCACCCCGCCTCTGCCGCTGCCCGCTTTATATCACTGTGAGAGTCGAACCGCCTTGGCGTCCCATCGGGGTTGCACAGGGCGTTCTTGATTTCCATCCCTCCGGGTATCGAGTCATCGACGACGCCGTTGGCACTGCCGGGAAGCCATGTGCGAAGCATGACGCCCCCACAGAGCGTCACGCCGTCGAGATGAGCGAGACAATCATAGTCGGGAGCCCCGATCACCTCGATCTTGTCCCGCTCGATACGCTCGCAATCCGAGCAACGCCGATCATAGACCGGCATTACTTTTTGAACCCGATCTGGTCATGCGGACCATAGAGGTTCTTCGCGCTGAACCCCTTGACGCTGAACGCGGGGCCAGCCGGAAGCCTCGCTGCGACGACGCCACACGGATAGTGCCGCTGCTCGTCCTTGTGAGCGTCGTCCGTGAGACGCTCGAAGTGCGTGTTGCACATCGGACACCGATACTCCCACATCGGCATGTTACTGGATCGGCTGATTGGTGATCAGCCGGAGCAGGATGTTGGCGATAGCGCCCGTCCCCACGACTGCCGGAGCATACTTGGGCGGAATGTAGCCCGTCGCGAGTGCGGACGTGGACGCGATGCCCCCGAGCGCGTTGACCCAGAACGTCTTGCTGGCGAAGATCGATTTACCCATCATGCGCCTCCCATTTCTCGACTCCGAGAGGCCACCTTCGGAGCCATGTTCCAGTCAGGATGGGCGGGTGGCTGCTGCCCATTCGGTGTCGGCGGGCCTTGCGGTCCCGGCTGTCCCGGCCCCGGCACTCCGGGCGGCAGCTGGGGCGGCATGGCGCTCGCCGCGAGCTTGTCGAGCACGGCCTTCGCGTCGTCGATCTGTTGCTGCGACGGGAAGACGCCTTCCGCCATCATCAGCGCGACCACCAGCGGGTTCGTCAGATCTTCCTTGCCCGTGAATCGGTAGCTGATGTTCGGCTTCTCGGTCTTGGGCTGGGGCTTCGTCATCACCTCTGCCGGGTCCATCCCGCTCAGCTCCCAGATCTTCGCGATGATCGGCTCGGGGTTCACGAACCCGCTCTGCACGGTCATGTTCATGCCCTTCATCAGCTTGTCGATCTGCTGACCGGCGTCGAGCGCGACCATCGAGTCGGGGATGAGGTTCAGGACGAGATCATGCGTGATGTGCTTGATGTCCCATGTGCCGAACAACGCGGCCTTTTCCTCGTCCGTCAGAATCGGGAAGTCCGAGTAGAGCGTCATGAGGCCCGCGAGGACGTCCGCGATGTTCAGGACGAAGGCGGCCACGAAGCTGCGTTCCTGCGTCACTCCGGTGCTGAAGTTCTCCTGCGTGGCGTTCGCTTCGGCCGCCGTGGTGCGCGAGCGGCCCTCCGAGCCCATCTGGTTCGGTCCAATGCGCCAGACCTCGTTCAGGTCGGCCTTGGCCTGCTGATCGAACTCGATATTCTCGGATGGGTAGCTGGCGCGAGCAATTTCACCGATTGAGCGGTCGCCGGGGCCATTCGTCGGGATCATCCCCTGCACGATGCCGCGCATGAGGTTCGCCTGCAGGTCCATATCGATGCGGTTCACGTCGAACCACCGAATCGGGATCGACCGCTGCCGATTCTGGAACATCTGCGAGCGCGAGCGGCGCATGTCGGCAACCTGCGGCCGTCCAGCCTGCGAATCGGACGGCGGGACCGGGTTGTCCGTGATGTACATCAGCGTCAGCAGCTGAATCGGGAATTTGCACGCGCCCGTGTACTTCCGCGCCATCGGATCGAGCTTCTGGCCCTTCCACGGCTCGTGGACAACGGGCTTGTCGATGCCGTCCACGTAGACGATGCGCCAGATGGCCTTGAAGTTCTTCTCGTCGGGATCCTGACGGTAGCGCCAGTAGAACAGCTCGACATAGGCGATCTCGTCGATGTCCGCGAGCGGCTGCTTGTTCTGGGTCTGGCGCAGATCGGTCGTTCCGTCGATGGGGGTCGTTTCCACGGCCTGTTCGAGCTGCTCGTCCGTCAGTTTGAACTCGGCCTTGCCGCACGCGCGCGACATCCGCGCCTTATGAGCGATGAAGTCGGCGTTGTTGAAGTCTGAGCCGATGAACTCACTCGGCCAGAGCAAATCGCGCGGCGAGATGCGCGTCACGCTGAACATGTCGCTGACAGGACGCGACACTTGGAGCATTTCGGGCGCCGGAGGTGCTCCAGCAGCGAGATCGGGGCCTCCCAGACCCGCCGGAGGAGGAACTCCCGGCCCTGTGGGCTGTGCGGCTGGCCCTGCAGGCCCCGGTCCCGATGCTGGCGCTCCCGGCGGGCCGGGAGGAGGGGGCGGCTGAGGAGTCGGACTCTGTGCGACCGCGTCCAACGGATCCTCAGCCGGTATTTCCACCGTGTCGAAGCGCGCGTTGTAGCTGACGATCACGGCAGCTACGCCTGAGGCGTTCACGACGTCCGTCAGGCACTCTCTCATCGGGACTGCGAGGTTGGCACGTTTCGGACCCAGCTCGTAGTTGAGCTGCTTGAGAAACGGGCTGACCGCTGCTTTATATTTCGAGTTCTCGTGGGTGCCGCGAATGGTGGGGACGGCTGAGAACAGGTTCGCAGTCTTCGTCTTGGTGAGGGACCAGTCGGGGTTGATAGCACTCTGGAGATCGGCGTTGATGTCGAGCCCTTCCGTGAACAGCGGGATCGGCTGACCGAGGATCACGTCGACGTTGCGCTTCCAGTCGTTCAGGTAGTGGCGTTTGTGCGTGTAGGCATCATTGGACCGCGACTTCAGCGTGTCCGCGATCTTCGTATTCAGATCCTTGCCCGGTGCGGCGGCAATTTGCATGCCTCCGGCCACGGTCGGAGGAGTCACTGCAGCCATGTCGGAGGAAGCTTGGGTCAGGTCAGCCATGTGCCCTTCTAGAGTATCACGTTAGTTGTAGTACGGAACAGGCTGAGCGCGCTTCGGGCGCATCCAGCGGGGGATCGCTTCGGCCACGCTCACGCGCGAAGCTTGCGCCATGCCCATTGCAAAGTAAGCCAGAGCGATAACGTAATGGTCATTGCCATCCGCGATCTTGCGCGGGTCGTGCTGGTCCCGGCGCAGTTGGGGGAAGGTCTTGACGAGATTCGGACAGCCATATTCGCCCTTCGCGTCCACAATCGAGAGCTGGGGACGCCCGTTGATCATCGTGTTGAGCAGCTCATGGACCGCGTAGCCCGCGAGGATGCGGTCGTTCTTCGCGGCAGTCACTGGGATCCCGTTCATCTCGAAGAGTTCGCCCATCGAGTACTCTTGACCCTCTTTGATGTTCATCGTGGGGTCGCAGAACGACTCCGTGATCCGCATGCCGCGCGATTCGCGCTTAATATCGATGGCGACGTCCTTCGCGAGGGTGCGCTTCCACGTCCGCTCCTTGAACACTACCGCACGCTTGTTCGGCAGCATCGCGATCCACAGGCAGACGGCTGGATCGGGGTCGTAGCCCCAGTCGATGGCTCGATAGATGTTGAACCAGCCGTGATCGAGGATTGATTTCTCGACTCCGTCATCCCCACGCCATCGAGGTAGCACGGGAGTAGTGTGCCACGAGACAAGATGCCATCGGTCGTCATCTGTAACGGCTTTACCATCATGGATACTTCCAACCGGAAGCTCCACGAGCTTTTGTTTCGCAAAATCGTCGAAGTACGCCCCCTCATCGACGCGCTCTCCGAGCAGCCACGCCTTGCGGATGTGCTCGGGGAGCACGCCAAGCTTGGCTTTGTAGGCCTTGACGTCCAGATGGTCGTTGTCTTCGAGCCGACTGAAGATCATCTGGTAGTTCTTCGGATCGTAGTCGGGGAAGAGCGCCGGATCGACCGAGTGATCGACGAACCATGCGTACATCCAATCCGCGCCCTCACCGAGTGGGTTCGATCCTGCCCTGATCACCGCCTGATAGCCTGCATTCTTGGGCGCGCGGCAGGCTGCGCTGATCATCAGATACTGTTGGAGCGAGAAAGTGCTCAGCTCGTCGAAGACGATGAGGCCATACTGCGCCGACAGGAAGTTGAACACGTCGGC